TTTTTTTTTTTTTTTTTTTTTTTTTTTTATTTTTTGAAAACACGAATAGACCCTCCCAACCCTCCCAACCCTCCCGTTATACATATTATTATTTTTTTTTAATTCTATTCTAATATATATTGTAATGATAAACAGTAAGGAAATGTAAAATAATGTAATAAAAAAATAAAATAGTGTTTTTATAACCCTTCTCAAACCCTCCCGCAACCCTCCCGTTGCCTTACTGTAAATAATATTTACAAAACCAAACCCTCCCATCACAGCATAACAAGTAATAAATATATATTGAAATAACAAATATTTATATTATAGTGTTAAATACTATTAATCACTATCACTATCACTATCACTATTACTATCCAAATGAGATGTAATCAAACATTCACCGCCTTTCTCAATAATACCTTGTTGTTCCAAATATTCAATCATTTTCATATTATCAAGAACATAACAAACAACACTACTCTTCTTCTTCACAATAAACTTGTAAGGTTTTTCGGCATCTAACTCATTTTCACCGTCCCAAATATAATGCTTCAAATGAGTTCCAAATAGAGTGTTATTCCAATCAGCAGACTTGTAATTCCAATCGCTTCTAAACTTTTTGAAGAAGTCGTAAAACTTGGACGATTTGAAGACAGAACATTTATCAATAACTGTTGGACTATAACCGTCGTATGTCGCACCATAATAGAAGTATTTATTGTTGAGATATTCAAAGAACCTAACCAAAGGTGGAAGAGAATGCTCTTTGAGAGTGTTGTAGTATTCCGTTCTAACACGAGTGTTAATCCAGTCTTTATCTTCAACCTTCCTATTTAATAGGAACTGGAAGAAAGGAGCGATAAACGATTTACCAACATATTCCCCGTGTTTATCCTTACCATATATATCTTTGTATAATTTATCAAAATACACTCTATCATTACAAATGGCGTTGTTTGCTTCTGTCGCCGTAAGACGGCGGTCTTCACTATCAACTGAAAATGAAATAGTATTGTTAGTCAATAGCATATAATTAGTGTAATCCTTTTCCTTACGCATCTTCTCATTCTTCTCGTTGATTACATTCACTACATTTGTGATGAGAGATTTGAACTTTTCTTTATTGGAAATACTCTCTTTGAGTTCAAACTCGTTCAATACAACCAGCAACTTACACGATAATAGAGCGTTGAAGTTCTCTAATTGGTTAAGACCTTGAATATTCAAGTAGTATTTTGACCCGAGCATTTCATTACCGAACCAATCAAAGAAACTGTCTTTTCCCGCACCTTGTAAGGACTTGAAGATACAAGCAATATTATTCTTTGTTGATGGAAACTGGATTTTGAACGCCAACATATCAAGGAAATATTCGTAGAACTCGGCACAACCGCATAAGTCTTTAATGTGTTGAAGAAGAAGACCAATCCCTTCGTCATTATCCTCTGCCTCTCGTCTATTGTTTCCCATTTTTTTCCAATCCAGATAATAGTTCATCGCATTAAAACCTCTAAACTGATTGTAGATGTCGTCTGGTGTATAGTCTTCCAAGCAATAAGGTCTAAAATCCACTCGCTCGTATTCTAATAATTCAGTATCTTTTCTCCAATCCTTAATGAACTCTCTTTCCTCTGTTTTCCAAGTGCCTTCTCCATCATCGTCTTTTGGTGGGACATACTCATATTTCGTCCAAAACAAGTTTTCATATACAACATTTAATTCTGTTGGTGTTCTATAAACAAGTTCCTCTTGCCCGTCAATCTCAATAATTTCACAAAATGCTACTGGATTACGCACTTTGAAATTACTTTCTTCAAAAGCGGTTTTAAGGTCGCTGTAAGATGTAGTGAGATTTAACTCTCCAATATCAAATATGGCGTTGAACTTTTCAGCGTTGTCTTTTTTCGCCCATTTCTTAATTTTGTCCCACGATTTATTTTTATCAACCTTTTTTACTTTGAAGACTTCCATAGTGTTCCATTTTTCCAGTAGTGTTTCAAGGTCATAATTAGGATAAAACATTTCTCCGTTTTCGTCTTTTAACTGCGAGAAGTGTTTGAAACAATCCTTTCCTTCTTTTTCATTCTTCTTGTTAATAAAATGATTTTTCAACATACAACCCATCTCAAACCACGAATTATAATTTGCTACTCTTTGTTTATCAAAACACTCACACATACGGATAAAAACCTTGCCCGATTGAGAACTAATTTCGTCTAATTCATCTTGGACTTCTTCAATCTTGTCTTCAATCGTCTTTTTGATTTCCTCCTTCTTCTTATTGACCCGAGATTTCGTATCATTTTTTAACTTGTAATAAACCACTTCATTATCGTCAAAGTATTTTACGATTTTATCTGTGATTGTTCCCAGTTCGCCGTCAATATGAATTTCATAGGAATATGTTTCTAAAACCCCTTTTTCGTGATGTTTATATTCTGTTGGATAGGATACAAGCATACCACCTTCGCTGCGAAAATCAATCTTGAACTCATCTTTCTCGTGTGCGTCGTTAGAACACGAATGATTAAACCTCTTATCGTATTTAAATAAGATGTGAAACCCTTTTTTTGTTTTCTGTGTGAAATAATCAGCACACTCTGGGTTATGTTCTATAAAAGCGTCATACGAAACTTGTGTATCAAAATCAATACCGATATATCCAGCGTCTTTTCCAGTAAGGATATAGAATGAACTGTGGTCGTTCCCATAGTTGTCTTTTCCAATATGTTCTTTATAATTCTTACTGTTGATATGTTTCCATTTACCAGTTCCTAATATTTTTTTCATATTACCATCATCGTCAAGTTGGGTTTTAATTCTATATCCTCCAAAACCAATAAGAGAGTGTTTCTCTAAATGTTCGGCGAAAATCTCTGGTTGCGTTTTTGGTAGTTCTACTAAACAAGGCATCGTATATACTATACAAATATATTAATATTATCTTTATATCATTTTTTATAAAAATTAAATCAATTTTTTATAAAAATATTCATTCATATCACTTTTTCCTAAATATCCTCCTCCTTCTTTTTCTTTGAAGATAATCCTCTTCCATCGGCGATAATCTTTTTTATCTTGATGTTGTGTTTATTCAATAAAAAAGTATTCAACATACCTTCGTCAAGTGTATCCATTAGTTCTTTGATACGAACGATAGTATGAAGATTACTCTTAAAGGTTGTTTGTGTATGTTCGTCTATTTCGTATTGTTTCTTAATTAGTCCGTTAAGACGGCACAATTTCATTTGTTTTGCTTTGTTGTCTTTACGATAATAAGTATTCATATATTCCTTATGATACTGACGAGTATGTTCTTTACGCTCTTCAATAGTCTTCTTTTGTTTGGTTTCTTCCATTATGCTATATATATTCCTAAGATTATATTTATATCATTTTTACTAAATACTTTTTAGAACTTGATTAGATTGTTGGATATCTTGCGTCCCTTACATGATAATCACCTTTAACATAGTGTTTAATATTATCACTTTTGTTGCTTCTAATATGTAATTTCATTTTCAAGTTTCTTGTGCGACAATCTCCGTATGTAGAAAATCCACACGAACATATTGCGAGTTTAGGGCATTGTGCCCTTCCATTAAATGTATATTTGCGTCCCATTATCTATTATTGTGTTTTATGTTATTCAAATATTTCTAAAAAGACCTTTCAATTTTATAGCACTATTTTTGTTCTTTCATTAGCATCACTAATGTTATTTACATCTAATCCTTCCACCTCTATTGGTTTGCGTAGTTGAGGGTCTTTTGAGCGGAAAAAATGTTTTAAAATCCATTCGTTTTTTAGATGCTGATTGGAATTGGTGAGGTCTTCAAAGTGTTCGGTGAAGTTCATAGCGTCTGTATGAAGGTCGTGACTTCTTCCCTCGTATGAGTTGATATAATGAAGAAACGCCATTGCGAACCATCCACAAGCGTTATTCAAATCTTTTTGTATCTGTTTCTTACTGTAAGGGATTTTGAACCCGACGAATTTCTCAACATCTGTGGGTGGTGAAATACCATATGGGTCTAAATAAATGCCTTCTATCCTATTATTTTTGTATTTATTCACTTGGAATGCTACATAATGTGTCCCAGTATTCTTTCCTAAAACTTTACCATTCTCATCATAATCGTATTCGTCTTCCATATTGATAATATATGATTTGTTATATTTCAATTTCATATCTTTCAGTTGTGATTTGAATACTGGGGGTTCTAAATCTACATCCATTCTTTTAGCAAGGTTCATTAAGTCGGTATTAG